CAAGCATGTACGCAGTTGGTGGCGATTCAACCGCGCCTTGATCGGACGCGAGTTGATCTCCCGCAGATGGCCCATGAAGCCATCACACTCCGACAGGAACGCTGCGGCCTTCTCGATGGAGAGGCGCGGCGCACGGCGGACGAGGTCGGTGACGAACGACACGCACCAGTCGTCAAATTTGATCGTCATGCGCTCGCGGGCGCGCGTGCGCCGCGCAGGATCGGCCCACATAGCGATCTTTCCGACCGACCGAACGGCGTTGTCAGCGGCGTGCTTCGGAGAGGCGTTGTAGGCGCGGATGTACTGACCAGAATCGCGCAAGCGATTCAGGGCTGAGGTCTGACGGCGCTTCGCCTCCGAACGGCTGTGCGCGATAAGGGGTGCGCCATGCGCTGCGTGCCACCGCTGGTGATCGGATTCGGACATCAACATGAGGTTGGCAGGCAAGTTGTTTCGACCGTAACAGTCGACGTGGTGAATCACCTTCCCACGCTCATAAATCGCATCGCCCCACGTCGACTGCCCGACGACCCGATGCGTCGTCTCCCACTTGCGCGGCCCAGGATGAAACACGAGTTCGTATCTTCCGCGGCGTCCACGGCGCCACTCCTTCCGATACAACGGCATCAGACTATCCCCGCCCTTGAGTTCCTGCGCCTCGACATAGGCCCCGTCCCGCATGAGGAATTTGTGATCGGGGGTGCATCGCACCGACTTCCCGTTGTCCAGCATCACCTCGACCATCTCGGCGTTCAGGCGTGTCGGGCCCGCCCACAGCACTTCCCCGGGCACCACCCGTGCGGTCTTCTCGTCCACCGAATAGACCCAGTTCCGCTTCCCCGCCTCGTGCTCCGCCGCCATGTCGCGGACAGAAACCTCGCGCCCGTCCAGAAGCACGACCTTCGTGTCCCCCGACAGGCAAAGCGGGTTGAACCGCATCGACAGCTTCCCCGTCATCGGGTCGACGAGGCGCCGCTTCTTGAGCATGTCCTTGTACTTGTTGAGCGCACCGAAGACTTCGTTGCGCGGGATCTGCCCGACATCCACGGTGAAGACGAACCGCGACGGAGCGCGCGAAAGCCTGTAGATCAGCGCCGAGTCTTCCAGCAGCAGGAGGCGCTTCCACACCCACCGCGCGGGTTCAAGAACGCCGTATCCATACTTCGAGTGCAGGTGCTTGCTCTGGAATCGCATATGGGCGACCTGCCAGTCCTCGAACACGGCGTCGGTTGCGCTCTGCTGTCTGTTCGGATCGGCGAGCATCTTCTCGAACTCCTGCGGATTGATCGAAAGGCCCGTCCCCGTGAGCGACTGGATGAACCCGAGCAGCACGCCCTTGTCCTTCTCGATGCGGCGCACCGACGGGGCGGGAAGGTTGTAGAGACCCATAACGCCATCGTCCGTGACGATGAGCTCTTGATAGAGATTCCCGTATTTACACAAGGAGCGCGTCATCGGCCAGATCTCTTCGTCGATCCGCAGGCGCTTCTCGAACAGGAACCGCAACTTGTCCTTGATGTCGCCGACGTCGGCCTCGATCTCCAGCGTCTTGCCCGTCTCGGCATCGGGCTGCGTCGCCTCGTCCGCGAACACATCGAGGGCGTTCGCCGTCTCGGTGTAGTCGTCCATGTCTTCGTAGTCCACATAGCGGCTCAGGAGATCCGACTCGTTGCGGAGTTGCTCTCCCATTTCGTTGAAGCCATGCGCGGCGAAGAGGGAGTCTGGCGCGTACTGTCCCTTGGGCTGAAGGCGGAACTCCTGATCGCGCTGCCCGTAGGAGCGAAGGAAGTTCAGGACGCGGCCCGAGAGGCGCCCGAAAATCCCCCGGATAGAGATGTCGTTGGCCAAGGTCTACCTCGTCAGTCCGCGATGCGTGCGCGGCTCCGCGCGAGGCGGTTCTCCGCGTCCTTGCGGGCGGCCTGCTCGGCACCTGGCCCGATGTAGAGAACGAGGTTCTCCCCCGCGATGTCGAGGCCGCCCTTCACCTGTCGCCCGATGCTTGCGAGGGTCGTCTCGCCATAGATGTCGACCAGCGTCGAGCGGTCGTTGGGGTCGGTCACCATCCACACGGTGTCATCCGACTGGATGGAAGCGGTGCCGCCCCCAGCCCGTTCTTGCAGACTCCCAAGTCGCCTCATACCCGTCTCCTTTGCACGGCCGTGCGAGGGGTCACGGTACCTGCCGCGCGCCCTTCTGAAGCGGCAGCGTCGGAACGCGCCCCTTTCCCGAAAGCATCCACGACGGGGCAACGATAGCACCGTTCGAGCCGCCAGCGGACGGGAGTCCGAAGTCCCCAGTCGTCTGGAAGCCGTGTTCCCAGTCCTCCACAGGGATCATCTGCCCGTCAGGCCCCTCCACGAAATCGCCCGTGGCCGCAGGACTGTCTGGGTCAACGCTGATGCCGAGAGATGGCCCCATCGCCTCGGCGGGGAGATTCGCGCGCACGGCAGCGTCGCTGGACGAGAGCGTGTATACACAGGCAGCTACAGCATCTGAAAGATCTTTCGCGCCGGCCGAGGGGTGGTCAACTTTCCCCTTCCGCCTGTCGTGTTCCAAGCGCCGCAGCTCGTCCTGCAACGGCGGGTACGGATACAGCAGCAACCGATCCTCGTAAAGTGCGGCCTTCAGCAACTCATAGGGAACTGTCGTGCGATCAACCGACACCACCTCGGCGCGATAACCGTTCTGCCGAAGTTGCTGGAGTCCCTCCGCAGAGTTGTGAGACACGAAGCCGTTGGCGATGTAAGAGGGGTCGTCCTCCACTTGAAGGTCAAACACCTCCGCTTCCGACGGTTCGATGTGGATGATCTTGGAGAACAGGCGGCGCCCCTTCACAGCGATATGTTTTCGGAGAGCCTCCTGCTTCCGCGAGTACGTGAACCCCACGCGGTTGAGGAACTTTTCCCGCGCCCCCCGAACGGAGAGGGTGTACTGAAATCCTTCCTTCACGTAACTCTTGGTCTGGCTGCGGTCTATCGTGGTGATGCACGACGCGATTCCGAAGTCCGTCCGCAGGACGATTTGCACCTGCCGCGCCAAACCGAGGTGCTTGGTCGAAAGAGATACACCACCATCCCTTCGGTTCACGGTACCGTCCGTTGCGAAGAGACCTCGCAGGAACGCGGCCTTCATCAAGCGGTTGCTACGAAGGATTGCCGTTGGAATAAGGGGCTTCACGAGACTGTTCGCGGCCAGCCACCGCACCAACCAGCGGGCGTGGATACCAAGGATGCCGCAGTTCCGATCCTTGTGCGGACGAAACTTCGGCCTCACCCCGAACAGACGCTCAAACACGGCACGGGCGTCGGAGGACTCCTCCTCCGTCACGCTCAGGCGAACAGAGTCCCTACCGATGTCGCCATCCCCCCAAACCAAGCCGAGCCACTCGGCCAGCGACACGGTCATCGCCATCGGAAACTCGAACGCGGCGATGGCTCCGCGACCCGCGCGCCCCCACCCAAGGAGATTCTTGTCGTTGCGACGCAGCGGATATCCCCCGTAGTCAGGGTCAACCTCCGTTGGATCATCCACAAGGTGAACGACATCACCGATCTGACATTCGTCCAGCCGACGCCACGCCCACACGGGATTTCTAGTATGACCGTACTCCGTCCAATGCTCAGGCCCCCACCCGGCCTGAGCCTCGATGCGGTGCTTGGCCGTTCCCTCGATGATGTGCCCGTCCTCCGTCGTGACGCGCAGGGTCGGTCGCTTCCCAAACGCCCATCCCTTCAACACACGCCGCGGGCCGACCCGAGACTGCACGATGTCCCCCGCCACAACCTCCTCAACAGGGACGAGTCCTCGGCCAGTATTCACCAGCGTCCCCTTGGCGAGGCACTGCCACGCATCCATCGAGACATAGAGAATGCGCATCCCGTGCTTGGCGAGATCGTAGATGAGGACGCGCACATCGGAGAGGATGATCTCGTCACCAGCCGGGGGCACGATGCGCAGGCAGAAATCCACCTTCACGATGGGCGCACGCTCGATGAAGGTAGAACCAGACGAGCGATCAGCCCGCTCCATATCCTTGAAGCCGTGAACATGCGCCACGGCAAGCCCCGTCGCATCCCCCGTAAGCGACCCGTCGATGTGCGCGTGGCGGGGTGCCCGCACGCAGCAGAGCGGCTCGTTCTCTCCGTTCTCGGGATTGCGGCGGACAAGGTACTGCCATCGAAAGGTGGCGACCGTCCCTGCCTCCCACTCAAGCACCGAGAAGGGATGGATGCGCCCAGGTTCGAGGGCGTCCTCGATCTTCTCGCGGCGCCCGATGAAAGGGGACACGGCGACCGTGGACACGCCGAGGTCGTCGCGGATGGCGTTGTCGAGATCCTTCTCGAAGGAGGAGCGCAGTTCTTCGGGAACCTGGTGGAGCTGCGCACCCTCGAGGTGGCGATACTGATCGGGGTCATCCTTGTCGGAGAGGATGCGCGAGTGGTGCTGCTCGTTCCCGACCAGCACCCAGAACCTCTTTGTCCCAAAGGCGTCGGGCTTCACGGCCCATCGGTTGTACTCGCGGATAAACACGCCGCCCTCGCGGCGCGCGTCGCGGATGCGACGCTCGATGAAGTCATTGGTCGTCCGCTTCGACGACACGAGAAACAGTTTCCCTGGGAGCTTCCCGCCGCGCTGGAGATAGCGCGACTTCATGCGGCGGAGGAGAAGCGTGTAGAGGATCTCGGAGCGGTCGACGAACCCGAACCGCCGCATGTCCTTCTTCTGCTGCTCCGTCATGCCGCCGAGGAACGCCGACTCGTCCAAAATCCCCCCGAACACGTTGAGACCCAAAACATTGTTGTTGGTGGCCGCCGCCGGCGCGAGATCGATTCCCTTGGGGAAGCGAATGCTTTCTTTCGTAACCTTCGGTTGAAACTCCCGCACGAAGTACGGAGAGAGGGCCATCATCTGCGCCATGGACTCGAGGAGGGAGCGCTTGGCGATGTCCACCTTGACCGAAATGGCAACGAGCGAGATGAGCGAGTCGGGCGAGAGGCCCATCGCGCGCTGCGGATCGCGGAGACACGAAAGTTCGTAGATGCTGCGGACGGTCGCCAGCTTGGCAAAAAAACTTTTTCCCCATCCGATTGCTCCGGAGATCAAAACCTCGTGGTAATCACCCTCAAACATCTCGACGAGATCGTCCTTCAGCTTCGGATAGAGCGACCTGCCGATGTCCCCCATGTAGTAGTCGTCCTCGAGCCACTGACGGACGGGCACCACGGAGCGCTCAAAATCCATTCCGAGGACGGGCCCAAGCACCTTCTCGTGCCCCTCCAAGTCCGCCTTCTGCAGGAGGCGCAGTGCCGCCTCGCGCTCATCGGGCGCGAGGCCCTCTAGGATCGCGGCGTCGTCGGCAGAACTCACGGCGCTGGCGCGAGATCCTTGAACCGCTGCGTAGGCGGTGAATCGGCAACGAACGCGGCCTTCCGCACACGGGGTTCCAGCTTGCCCATCTCAAACTCGTAGTAGGTGTTCGTCGGGGTAAGGCCCGAGCTGGGCACCAACGGGATTTGCCAGAAGCCTGATGCGTCCGTCTTCGTCTCGAAGAAATCGGGCGTAAGGAGATCACTGGTCGCGGTCACGAACACGGGCCGCGTATTGATCTTGACGAGCACGGGAACATCCTTGATCGGCTGCCCGCGGTCATCCACGATGCGGTCAAACACGATGACCATACCCGGCGAGAGCGATGCGAAGGCCGAAGTAAGGGAGTCCACGCGCGTCGTCGGCGGCTGGCTAGAAGTCTGCGAGGTGAAGTTGACCCCGATGGCGTTGTAGCCGACCTTGAAATATCGAATCGTGAGCGGCGTCGCGGGCGGCACGAACACCGTCGCCTGCCCCAAGGTGTCCGTGAAAGCGAGCGCGAGCGGATTGGCGAAGGTCGTGTCGCTCTGAAGGTAGACCTGCACCGAGACGCCCGAGATGGCCAGCAAGGTCACGGCATCTAGGACGGTCACGGCGACAGGCACGCCACCGAGAACGACGCCAGGGACGACGGTCAGCGCGACGACGGAGAGGTCATCCACGGCGAAGACGGTGGTCGCGGCGCGATCCCACACGACGGAACCGATGAACGGAGTCGTGAAGGTGCGCTGCGTGGCGTAGATGCCCGAGGTCGGAGCCAACTCAACAATGCCAGGCACGGAGGTCGGGTTGGACTGGCGCGCAAGGACGGTCGAGCCGTTCGGCGCGTAGACGGTAAACCCGATGGCCCCAGGCGTTGCCGCCAATCCCGAATTGGCCGGCCCGAGATCAGCGGTGAGCGGAACCGAACTACCAGCGACGGCGAAGATGGACACCTAAGCAGCCTCCTTCTCACGCAGCCGCTTCAACACATCGGGGAGCGCACTCTCCCACGAACGGAAGTGGACGGCGTTGTTGTCAATGTACAACAGACAGGGGCGCTTCCCTCGGTCACCCACATCCACCTCATCGTGAGGGATGTCGTAGTCACGCAAGATGCGGCGCACTTCGTCCATCTTCGCGGTGTTGTCTCCCCACACAGAAGATGCCCGGGCGCTCCACACGATCACGCGATAGCCCTCGTCCTGGAGGGCTTGCAGAGCGTCCACGGCCCCAGGCAGCGGTTGGAGGTATGTATCCGAATCGCGGTCGTTGTCGATGATGGTGTCATCGAGATCGACGCAGACATCGCGGTAGCGTCGGGCTTCGAGCAGGCCAGCGAGGCGCCGCATGCGCCTACGGAAGCGCCTGTCCCGTGTACGGCACCCACGGGCCACCGTCGATCCTGACCTGCGACCCTGGCGGGGGCGTTTCCCCGACCCCGCGTGGGCGCTCCAGCCAAGACTCCCCGCCGCCCGTGGCGACGATACTCGTGACCGACGCGTTGTTCAGCACGCGAAGCTCGGCGAGCGCCTGCAGGGCAAATGTCTGGGTGCTCTGCCCCGCCACATACGGGGCCGATGGGGCGTACCTGACCCAGACGCCCATCAAACGCCGACATCCACGAAAGCGTTGTCGAACAGAATCGAGCCCGTGTAGGTGTCGCCTGGATCCGTGCCACCCCGCGAAACGACGGCAAACATCTGAGCGTTCCCCATGTTCCCCGTGAACAAGGACAAGTCGCACGGTAGCACGACTTCCCCGATGGTCGTGGTCACCAGCGTCGAGATGTCAAATGTGTATGGCATGAAGAAGACCGCGACGGAGAGCGGCGGCCCAGGCTCAAAGACGGCCAGAGCTGCGGTCAACACGACGAACCCCGCCCCAGGTGCCGAGATCTCGAACCGCCACCTGAGGTTCACGATCCCCTTCTTGGCGTATAGGGGCATCGTCGCGTACCACGAGGCGACTTCCGTGATCGATGGTGCGGGCATAAGTACGCCCGACGAGAACGGAAACGGAGTCCCCGTCGGGTATGCCCCATTGATGGTCGACGGCACGAGATCCACGCGGATGGTGCCCGACAGATCAGCCAGATCCCTCGGGACAAAAATCGCGGCCACGGTCGTCTATCCCCTAGGCTACTTCGCCGACTTCTCGAGTTTGCCGAGCAGGGTCTCGATCTCCTTCGCGCTCTTCTCTGCCATCCCCTTCGCGGAGTCGGTGACCGCTGTCGTCGCCACGCACTTGCCGTAACACTCGACCGCCTTCCCGAGCGCAGCCATGTAGTCCGACCTCACCTCGGCGGAAAGCCACACCTTCTCGGTCGCCTTGGCGCTTCGGAGAGATTCCCCGTGCAGATACCACGCTGTCCCCGTGTTCAGCCAAGCCCACCCTGCGCACTCTCGACAGTTGGGCGAGTCCTTTTCCTGTCCCTTCAGCCCTGTGACCGTCGAGTGCTCGTGCGCTTCCTTCGCCGCGAACGCTTCCCACGCCTCTGCCCGCGACTGCGTCGTCTCATCTTTCTTCAGGGCCGTGCGCGGCATCGGGGGCTTCGCCGCCATGTACGCCGCTTCAACGGGATTCGCTGGGTTGCGTTGCGCATCGAACGCCTGCGCCGACGACAGCGCCAGCAGTACCGCTCCGAACATCACCAAGATCCTCATGTCTTCTTCCCCCCTTTGACCGCTTGGGCCACGGACTTCGTTGGAAATCGCGTCACGTAGAAATCGTATCGCGTTTTGACCCTGCGGTAATAGACATCGTCGATGTGGCGCGCCGCCCATCGGTAGTCCTTCGCCGAGAGCTTGGCGAGGAGGGACGCCTTGTCCGTCCCCTTGGGCAGCCAGGAGTTGTACCGAGTGAGAGCCAGACGGAGGTCGCGGTACCGCTTCAGCTCGGGGACGAAGCTCTTGGCGAACACCTCGGCATTCTTCCAAGGGTCTTTCAGCCGCTCCAGCGCGACCCCGAGGTGCCACTTCCCGTCGTCGGGGATGATGCCCAAGGACGCGAACCACGCAATCTTCTGCTTGTCCGATGTCCAGGCGGGGATCTGAATCTGGAAGAGGCCCACATCGTAGAACCACTGGGTGCCTCGCTTGTAGCGCTTGCTGGTCTCCACCGAGTGCAGGCCGCTCTCCGCGTCCATCATAGCCGCGACGAGGGCCGCAGGATCCACCATCTCCCTGCGGGAGTGTTCTGGGTCGGACAGGATGCCCATGACCTCGGGGTCGTTGAGGAAGTAGCCGCCGACCAAGGATTCCACCAGGTCGTAGAGGTAATACTGGTGCTTGAAGCAGATCTTGTGGCCCTTTTCCTCCACGATTTCCACGAACCGCCTGCGACGGTTCTCCCGCTCCAGCTTCGTCCTCGCGTCGAGGAACAGCGCCCGCGTGAAGTTCAGGTCTTGGATCGCCTGCTGGTGGTCGGCCTGGAGGGACGCGTGACCAACCTTCAGCGTCCCGAACTGCTGCTCGAGGCGTTGAAACTGCCATAGGGGCACCTGCTCGATGTCGGCACGCGTCGAGGGCGTCTGCGGCACGGCGAAGGCCAAAAGCACCATCCCCACGCAGATGCCGATAGCCGCAAGGCGCCCTGGCACCCGAGCGATGTACCCCCACACGCGCTTGGCGCTCAGCGTCGCACCCCAGGGGCAGGCACACGGCGCCCCATCCCGCCGCCCCGGCTGTTCCCCGCAGGGCGTTCCTTGACGGCCATCATGCACGACATCTTACGGGCTTCTCCGCGCATTTGTAACCCCCTTCCGTCCATAGATGGGCCAGGTTCACGCCTTCTGAAGGTACACGATGTCCTTGGTGCCGATCCGCAAGGACACCGCGATAGGGATCGTTTCGTCCAACAAAATGGCGGCGGTCAATATGTCCAACGACTCGGCCAATCCAATGGATTCAAGCAGGGACACCAGCGTCCCGTGGGACGGGGTCAAATCCTCGTCCACATCCACGGACTCCGACACGGCCTGAACTGCCCCGAGCAGCGTCGTAACGCTGTCCGAAACCGTCACCGTCTCGTCCAGATGGACGCCCGTGTTCACGAACAGCGATTCCGCCAGCGCCACGGACTCGGACAGGGATGGCAGCGCTCGATAGACGAAGGTCTGGTTCTCCGCCGTCCCGATCGTTTCGGACAACCCCTGCTGCGTCCCGTGCTTGATCGCTTGGTTCTCGAACAGGTCAACCGTCTCAAACAGCAGTGTGTCTCCCTCGGTGTCCACGCTCACGGATTCGGCCAAGGACACCGACTCCGAGTTCGGAACGAAGGCGGAGAACTTCTCGGACTTCGCCTCGGTCAAGTCCACCGTCTCCGACAACCCCTGCACCCGCCCAGCCTTCTCCAACATCGCCTCGGCCAAGGAAACCGCCTCGGGGAGCGCCTCGGCGGTCGCGTGCTTCACGAAATCGGATTCGGAAACGGACACGGATTCGGACACGGAGACAACCCCGGACAGGTCGGTCACGAGGGACTCGTCCGTCGTCACCGTCTCGGACAGGGGCACCTTCGGCTTGAAGGTGCTCGCTTCCGCCTCCGCCAGCAACACCGTTTCCGCCAAGTCGGGCTTGAACTTTCCTTGGTGAGACACGGCCTCGGACAGGCTGGTCGTCTCAGACAGGGCCTCTTGGGCCGTCGTCTTTTGGGACGACGATTCCGCCAGCGCCACGGTTTCTTCCAATGGCGGCCTCGCCTTGTACGCAGACGACTCGGCCTCGGACAGCGTGACGGTTTCGGACAATGGAGTCGGGAATGTCTGCCGAGCTACCCCATCTTCAGCCAGCGGGACAGACTCGGAGATCGTCACCTCCGCCTCGAAGTCGGTCACCAAGGACTCACCCGTTGGAGTCGTCTCGGCCAACGGAACTACGGCCCCGAGCTTCTCGGACTCCGCCTCTGACAGCGTGACCGTCTCGGCCAAGAACGCCTTCCGCCCAGCCACCTCCGTCTCGGCCTCGGCCAGCGCCACCGTCTCTGGCAGCGGAACGATCGGCCTGAACATGGTGACCGTGGCCTCCGATACCGTAGTCGTCTCGGACAGCAGAATCTTCGGCTTGCCAATCGTCTGCTCCGACTCCGACAGATCGTTCGTCTCGGCCAACGGAACCTTCGGCTTGAAGATGGCTGGGCCGCTCTCCGTCACGGCGACGGTCTCGGACAGAGCGGACACATACGCGAGTCCGATGTTCTCGGTGAACTCAACCCATGTATCCCCGTCCGCGCCTCCCGTGGCGCCGTCCGTGTCCATCGTCACGGTTCTGCCGTTCGCCATCGTCACGCCGTTCCCGTCGTCGATGTAGACGCGGACGCCGATTCGATCCCCCGCGCTGAACGCCGTGGATGTCGGAGTCCTCGTCCAGTTCTGGGCGGCGAGCGTCGTCGTCAGCTCAGCGCGGGACAGGAGCACCGTAGCAACCGTGCTGACGATGGCCCCCGCGTTATCGAGGCGCAGGATCTCGGCCGTGATCGTGGCGTTCGCTTGGTTTGCGGACTCCCTCGCCCACAGGTTGATCGTGATGGTTCCCGAAATCGTGACCGCCGCGATCGGCGGGGACGCCCACGTGCAAACGGTTCCGCCGCCAGTCTTCGTGAACTGCGTCGCGGCGGTCGGCGGCGTCACGGGGCCAGCCATCGTGTTCTTCACATAGGCCACTACCCCAGCACCGACCGCCCGCAAAATGTCGTGCATGGCGTCGGAACCAGTCACGGCCCCAGATGTATTCGAGTCCCGGAGGTACAGCTTGGTCGCCACGGGCTAGACTAGACCGACTTTTCGCCCCACCGCGCCCATCAGTCCGCGATTCTTTCTCGTTCCCTCCGTGCCTTCTGAGAGGCGGAAAGCCGCGCCCTCGCCTCCAGCGTCCATCCAGACCGCATTCGATCCACGACTTCCGAGGAGCGGGGGACGCCGCGCCTCTTTTCCGCTTCGGCACGCACGGCTTGGCTCGTCATCCTACTCGCCCCAATCTTCTGTCGAACCCGCTCAGGAAGCGGGATGCCTTTCCGTTGACCCATTTTCGCGGCGCTGATCTTAGCTTTGGTTTCGTCAGACCGAGGGACGCCGACTTTCAGCGCGGCGATACGCGCTATGTGTTGGGGCGTGTTGGTGTTTCGTCCCTTCATCTTTTTTGACATCGCCGTTTTCCACTCGTCGGTGTGCTTTGGGTGTGGCTTTCCGAGGTTCGATAGACGCTGCTTCTCACGCTCCTCAACCGTTGGAACATATCCAGCGCGACCACCGCCGCCGTTCGACAGGTTCACCAGCCGAACTCCAGATGCACGCGCTTCCGAAATGTGCTGCACCTCCAGAGCATCCAATCCCGCCTGATCTTCCGCCTGTCCGCGAACTAGAATCGTCGGCCGCGATCCGCGCTTCAACACCGAAGCAATCCAGTTCGACAGATACGAACGCCGCCGCAGAGACCAAGGAGATACATGCACCCCCAGTCTCTTTTTTGGCGGCTGTATAGTCTGCCCGATGTAGCGGAGTTCGTTACTCTCGGGATCGTGCAAACCGTAGATGACTCCGTGAGGCATTTACGTTCCGAAAGCGACAGAACCATACGAGAGAAGCGTCAGCAAAATGTAGAGGCCAAGTGTGAGGGTATACGTCACCTGAATCGTATCATTCGTCTGAAGCGACCGCTGCGTGAACAGTAGCTCGTGGTTCATGTTTCCGGCCGACGACGCATCGAACAGGGCTGCCTTCTGGCACGCTTGGGCACCAGTCGCGGTGAATGTCTTGTCAACGGTTGTCTGGTTGCCCGATCCCGTTGGCAGCGTGACCGTCCCTTGGGCGCGAGACAGGCCGTTGGCGGCGATCTCGGCGGTCAGGGTCGTGTCGGTGGCGGCGGGGGCTGTCGCGTCGTTGGACAGGGCGATGTAGTTCATCCCGTTGGCCGACAGGCCCGATGTCCCGAAGCACTGCTTGTGGTACTGGACACGGCCCACATTCAGGATCAGGTTGTGCTGCTTCTCGACGCCGAGGACATCGCCATTGGCGTTGCGGTGGACGACGGCGATCTCGGCCCTCCGAAGCCCGATGGCCTCGCGCAGGACGGGGACGCGCCAGATCGCTTCCAGCACCGCGTTCTTCAGGAGCTTCTTCATGGCGCCCTCCTCATTCGATAACGGTTTCGTAGACGGTCTGGAACATCGATCTCAAATCGGGAGTTCCGCCAGTACCATCGCACAAAAGCCACATATATGGAACCACCCCCGTGCTGCGGTTGAACAGAGTGATCGTCCCCCGCTCGGGGCCACCGTTCGACCGTCGGTCGTTCGCGCGTTGCGCCGCCACCATCTTCATGTTGACCGCGCTGATCGGCACCACGGCTAGTTGAACGCCGACGAGAACACCACGAAATCGCCTTCTTCCACCAACTGCTTCTCCTCGTTCGGGAGTCCAGCGTTCTCGGTGACCTGCAAGGCGTACCGCATCGTGAGTGGAAGGGGCACGGCGGGGGTGTACGGCGGGATGTGTACTATCACGACCCCATCCGTGGCCGGCGACATCTTCTCGATCTGCGTGGGGTCATCGCTAGACAGGTAGAACTCCCGAGATGTATTGGTCACGGCGAACTCTATCTTCGTGGTCGAAGGCGACAAGTCATACGGCTTGGCCGTGATCCCGTTCAGCAGGCGTATCGGCACTGGGCTGTTCGTCCCAGTCGAATACTTGATTTCATCCCCGAGCGTCGCCATCCCTACGGAGTAGGCGTCCTCGTCGGAGTCCGCGTCGGCGTCTTGGATGGCGTTGGCGTCGGTGTCTGCGTGATCGTGTATGTCCTCGTGAATGTCCTGGACTGGATGCCTGGTGCGGGCGGAGGAACCGCTGCACCAGATGTCCGCGCCAGAATGGACGCCCCGACCACGAAGATGTATGCACCCGCCACGAAAACCTTCGCCCGCATGCTCATCGCTCGCCTCCTAGAAGTGCTGCTCAAACGACACAGCGACATTTGCGGGCGCAGCAAGCGCCGAAGTCGTCAGCTCGACCGAGATGGTATCTCCAGCCGCGAATGTCGTCGCGTTCGCGGTGTCCGTGCAGGTAGTGGCCGCGCCAGTCACCGTGCAGGTCATAATCCCGTTGACCCCGTTCTGCTGAACCGTCACGGTGATCGTTTCGCCAACGCCTGGAGCCGTCCCCAAGTTCACCCGCAGATTCTTCGCAATCCCGGCGGGTACTGGATGCCGAAGGTCATTTGTCGTCGCTGGGAGATCGCTGCCGAGAAGTGCGTATCGGGTCAACCCTCCAGCGATCACCCCAGTCGCGCCGAAGCCGTATACCGTCTTGAACGGCTCCTGATACGCGCCGCCGTTGAGCGATGTCTTGAATGTGAGGCTCGTCGAGTCGAAGTAGATGTCGGCGGTCGAGCCAGCCGAAACGCTCGGTGCGGTTCCTCCAGCGAGTTCCATCGCCGCTGCGACCGCTCCGCTGAGAGGCGAAACGGCGACCTTCCCAGCCAATCCAGCGGCACCAGCGCCAGCTCCCGCTCCACCCGGATTCAGTTGCACATTCCCGCCGAAGCCATTGGTAGATCCGCCGGGGGCGTCCCCGCCATCTCCGCCCTGTAGAATCCCGTGGCCTCCGCCACCTGCGGTCTGTCCAGTTGTCCCGGTCGTGTTGCCGCCCTTCGCCGTGTACCAAGCGGTGCTCTCCGCCGTCGTTCCGTTTCCGGCAACCGACGCTGGCTGGGCTCCAGAAATCATGCCCCTCGGGACGCTGTTCACATAGAACCGAGCGACGACCAGAGGGTCGTTCACCGTGTTGACGACAATGCCATCGCTCGCGCCGGTCGCCGCGTTGGTGATGATCCCCCGCGTGTAAAAGTTCAGCCATGAGAACGAAGGGGTTCCGAGGTTGTAGACCGCGTCCGAGATGGGACGGGCAAAACTGGAACCTGGGGAAAAGACGATATCCGCTCCAGAAGATTCGAGCGTTACGTTCGCTGCCCCCTTCAAGAGCGCAAAACTGTTGACGCTCTCAAGTTGGAGAAACCCAACACCGCCGCCAGGGCCACGGGCGACAACGGACACCTGCCCAGTGCTGTACGCAGAGAGGTTCGAGAAGTCCGTTCCCGCGACCACCTCTGCCGTCCCCGTGTCGCTGAAGACCCGCGCCAACCCAGTCTGGTTCCGCCAGAGAGATGTACCGTCCTCCGAGAACGCTTCCATCCCGTCGTAGGTCGGCCCCATGAGGATCGTTTCGGTGTTCGCGCTGTTCGGCAGGTAGATCGAGATGTCCCCGCCGTCCGCCGCGAAATCGAAGTAGTCGGAGCCGCTTTCCTTTCCGAGGATCGCGGTCTTGACTCCGTCCGAGACAAATAGGGATCCGTGCTGGTACGCGACACCGCCAAAGGTCTGCGCCTGCCCCGTGTATGTGACTGGGGCCGTTGCCACCGAAGATGCGTAGACCGACCACCCACGATAGTTGGCCGACAGCGCGCCGCCTGGACGAATCGTAATGGCGTCCTGCGTGACATCGTTCACGGCAGATCCGAGGTGCGTGGCCTGGAACCGACTCGACGATTCCAACCCGACCAGGAAGTCGGACACAGCCGAAACGTCACCCCCGGTCTTTCTGAAATCCGCTGGAGGGAAGAATGACGCTCCGCCCGCCAACGCCCGATCTGCCGACGCGACCAGCAACAGGAGCAAGGAGAGACGCTTCATGGCTACTTCGACTTCGGAGTGGCCGTCGCGGTCGGTTTCGGAACGGGTGTCCTCGTCGGCATCACGGTGGGAATGGCCATCGTTGGAACTCCCTTCGCCCCGTAGTCTAGGACGAGAGAGGTCACGCAGAGAGCCATCTCGATCTTGAGCGCGTTCAGCTTCTCCTTCAGATCGTAGTACGCGACCGATGGAGTCGGAGACTTGATGTGGGGCCACCGTGCCATCGCCTTCACGCGGGCCTCATGCTCGTCCACTTGGACGGTCACCGTGGCGACGCGTACCTCCAAGATCTTCTTCTGCTCGTCCATACCTGCAACAGCCAAAGACCACGCGGCCAGCGCCGCGATCACGGTCACGCACAAAATCTTGCTTGTTCGATTCATAATCCCTCCTACGGTGCGACCGAGTGCCGTACACGCCAAACTCGAACCGTCTGCGATAGCGGCCCAACCACTCTCCCGTAGATCGCCGCGCTCGTCGAAAATGTAACGGGCGGAGATCCCGTCACGATGTCCAGCCCAGTCACAGTCGTCACCGTCGAGTCTCCGATGAAAACCGTCGCCGTCGTCGAACTGAATCCGCCGATGATGATGTGATCTGTCCTCGAATCCGCCGCTGCCAAGATGATCCCGGCTGGCGGGACGACGACCTCCCCTACGAACTCCAAAACATCTGGCTGCTTGATCTTGACGGTAACGGAGGTACCAGGAGCGGTACCAGTAGCCAAGACCACCGTGGTGCCATCTCCGCTGTCCGTTCCCTTGACTGGCTTGTAGGTCGACGAAACCGTGTCGAACGCCTGCACACGGGCTGTGTCCGCCGCCACGACACAAGAGGGCACGGCGACGATGAGCGCGAGCGCAGCGAGCGAAAGATTCTTCACGCCTCACCTCCCTGAGCGACGACCACGGGCGGCAGTTCTGCCGCAGAAGCCGCGTTGCCGTCGATGATACGACGAATGGCGCGCAAAACATTCGCTTTCTTGATCGGATCGGACATGACCTGCCGAACGAGCGGGTCTTCCACGCCCTGGATCCCCGAGAGGAGCGTGACCTCGCGGGCAAGCGGGGATGGCCCATGCTCGGAGTTGAGACCCGACACGACCTTGATCTTCACCATAGACTCCACGAGACGCCGCGAGCTGTCCACGATCTCGTCGATGGAGCGGAGGGGCACGAAGACGCCGCCCTTCGCCAAATCCGACTCCATAGAAAGGGCCTTATCGAGGCGCACCCGCTGGACGGTCAAGAGGTCGCAGAGTTGCTCCAGTTCCTCCGTCATCCCCTCGAAGCGGGCGATGGCTCGCTTCACCGTGAGGGGCTTGTGGACGAGGACGCGCTCGGCGAGGGGAATCTCGTGCGCGACCCACTTGCGGAGCAGCTTGCCGAGGTCGTCAATGTCGTCGTCGAGACAGAAGCCCGCCTTCTGGATGTGATCAGCGACGCCGTAAGACGGGACGCCCTCGATCATCATCTGACGCACCTGCCCGAGGAGTTCCTCGGGCAACTCGTCCTTCAAGCGCGCACCTGGGCCTCGGAGTCCCGCGAGGCCACGGTACGGCTGCTGGGGGCTATTTTCGCTCGAGGACATCTGCGGCGCGCGCCTCCCACCCGTCCATAACCTTCGCCCAGACATCGTTGATATCGACGCCTGCGCGAACCACCTTCTCCGTCATCGCCTTCATCATATCGTAAACGGCGTCGTTGGCGAGGGTGTAGAGTACCTCGCGCTCGCCGTACCCGAAGGCGACGAAGTTGCTGGTGATCGTGGAACCGTGCTTCGACAGCACGGAGTTCACCAGCGTCGAGAGGTCGTCCGCCGTCTTGGCCCGCGCCTTCTTATGGTCGAAGTCCTTGAGGACGGACTCCGAGAGGCCTGCCTGCTTCAGGCCATCGCGCACCTGCTTCAGGAGGACACCCCACGCATCGATGCGGAATCCCATAAACTGGCGCAGCGACTCCTCCCCGTACTTGGGGGAGAGGCGCTGCACCGCCGCCGACAGCTTCACCACAGACGGTCGCCCGTGGACGGCGTTGAGACGGCAGGCCGCGAAGAACCGCGCGTCCTCCTCTTCCCACTGCGGGCCGCGCAGGGTGACGACGGGCACGCGCAGCATCCCCGCCGCCTGCGCCGCACGGAGACGGTGGGCACCGCCGACCACGAGGTAGCGCCCGTTGGAGATTGGCACGACCTCGAGGGGGTCGATGAACCCCAGCTCGCGGATGCTCTCCTTGAGGAGGGCGAACTCCTCGTCGTCCATCTCGTTGATGTTTTCGGCCATCGGGTCGAGCAGGAGCGGATCGACCATCTCGAAGCCGATGTCGGTCTGCATCGCCGCGTCCACGGCGGGAGACGAAGGCGGCATCTCGGGCAAAGGGGCGTCGACGACCGTCGGCGCATCTTCGCACGGCCGTGCAATCGGGGCGGACTCCACCGTCAGCGCTGTCCCAACACGAGTGCGTCGTCGAGGGCAGCGTCTTCATCGTCGTTTCGATCATCGTCCCCGCCATCGTCCTCGTCTTCGTCTTCGTCCTCCTCGGGGTCGCCTACGATGTCAAGGACGGCCTCCGCGTCGTTCTTGGCATCTTCCAGACCCTCGATGGCAGCCTCCGCCGCCTCTTGCCCCTCGGGCGGAAGGTGCGGCATAAGCGCCTGCAGGGTGAGGATGTGGGAATCCGCGAGGGCGGCAACGAGTCCGTAGGCGTGAGCCATTCCCGCGACCGCGAGCTCGGGATCGCGCTCCATCTCCTCAACCTCGGCCTCGACCTCGGCGGCGTCGACGGGGCCTGGATCCTCCGCCTCAGGTTCGGCGTCCGCCAAGTCCTCTGCGAGACGATCGAGGCGTGCGTCCTCGGGATCCGCCGACGCAACATAGACGCGCCTGCGCCCGCCCTTTCGCAGGCGAGCGATGCGCTTTTTGAGGCGCTTCCTGATTCGCTGAAGACGGCGAAAGCGCCCAGTCCGTCGGTACTTCCGTCCCGACCGTTTGCGCTTCCCGCGCACCTTGCGATACTGCCGTCGGCGCTTCGCACGAACCCTCGCGGGGACGCGCTTCTTGCGAACCACGCGGACGCGCTCGTCGAGTCCTTCCACGGGCACGAGTGTACCCGAAGCCCCATAGGGCCGCCATACTCGAGGGTCGCCTCTGTGACTTCACGCGCCACGACCGTGGGGGGCAGTGGCACCAGAGCCTCGGACACGGCGGCCCTATGCGGCTACGGGCTGGATCGCTTCCTCCTTGGTAGATGGCTCGACGATGACAGGTGCCGCAGCGTCCTCTCGCCGCGCAATCTCCCATTCGGCCACCATCGCGGCGCCCTCATCGACGGTCATCACGAGCGCCCCCGATGGCGCATTCGCCGCCTTGTCGCGCGAGGGCACGAAGTAGATGTGCCTCCCGTCCGAGCGGCGTCGCATAACCATCGTGAGTCCCTGCTCCTCGAGATCGCGCCACGACATTCCGTAGCTGTGATCCTTCTTCAGCTCGCGCTTCTCCCCCCAAGTCGGCTCGGCCTTCGCCACGGAGACGGTGATCGGCACAATATGGTCGTACACCTCGGCCCCGTGCGCGAGGCGCCACACACCCGCCTCGTCCACGGTGTCGGGCAACACGATCTGGAACTCGTCGTGGACGAAGTTCTGCATATACCCACCAAGGACACGAACAGCGGGGCCGAGGCGCGCCATCGCACTCTTGGTGATGTCCGCCTCCCACATCTGGATGCAGTTATGAACCAGAACGCCCTCTACGACGAAATGCGGCTGACCACCGCCAAGGATGGTCACATCGTAGCAGTTTCCCTTTCCAGCGGACTCCACACGCAAAACCGTCGTGACGGCACCATCTGGAGTCAAAACGGTACCTTTGCTGCCGTCGATAAACCGACTGAGGAGTTTCCTCTTCTTCTCGTGCGCGAACCCTACGCGATCCCTAAAGAAGGCGTAGCCCGCCTTCGGAATATGGATTCGGAAGAACCCGTCGTAAGGAGGGTTCTTGTAGAAGAACACCTTCGCGGGGATTCCCAGGGAAAGGAGCAGAAGATGAACCCCACGGGCTAGACCTTCGCCGACAGATGTGAACCCTAGAAACCCACCGTGGTTCCTGCCTCGCACAAAAGTCCCGTCCGTGTCGTACAGCCCTCGAAGCAGCGCCGCACGAACCTCCGCAGGGGCCGTGAACGCCCATTCGGGAATGGTCTTATTCCTCCGAGACTCACGATCTAGGCCGAGTTCGCGCATCCTCTCGCGGGCAGCCTTGTTGCAAAAACGGATGTGTTCCCCCGCACCCCCTGGTGTTGACGATGGCGAACGCCCAATACCCGCCCCTGGAAACACGCGCTTCAACAGACGCTCGATATGGAGGGAGTAGGAGCGTTCCTTCCGATTCACGGCGACGCGCACCTCGTTGCTTACCCCTCGACAGTAGCTCCCGTCCCCGAGAAGAATACCTGTGACCTCTGCCTCATCCGCAGAAATGGCGCACTTGCTTCCAGGAGACAAGTGCGGAGAAAGGATGAGAGCGTCTCCTGGCAGGAGGCTGTGGGCTTCCTTCCACCCGAAACCGCCAGCAGGAGAAAGGATGGCTACTCGATGGTCGGTGGAGCACGTGAACTGCGCTCCAGCGCACACGACGCGAACGAGCGCCTTCTGTCCGACTGGGAAAATCTTTGCGGGGCAGAACCTCTCCCCGTCGAAGACACGCCCCTGAGCAGCCTCTATCTTCTCGTAGCCGCGATCCGTGGCGATCCGCATACCTTCTAATATACACGTATTCAGGGCCACATGGTGAAACTCTGGATCGAGCCATCGCCGCCTGCCAGATGGCAACCTCACCCACCCGCCGTTCTTCTTCGCGTCGCTCTGAAAGCTGAAGTACGCCTGTCGCACATCGGGATACGCGGCCCGCAGCCCGTCGAGGAACACCTGAGCCTGCTCCACCGTGACGCGGTTCTCGGTACGGTGCTTATTGATGGTGTCGGCGAGCGTCTCCGCGCCTGAGCCGAAGACGATGGCAAAGTTCACCGAATCCTCGGTGAGAAGGCCGTTCGTCACCATCAGGCGTTCGGGGGGTGCGACGAGGTCATACACAGGGGCCGTGCCGCACGGAACGATAGACTCGATCGCGTCAGAGCACACGCCGTTCTCGACGGCCCACTCCACCTCCACGGGCCACGCACCCCGTGGAATGCACTCCCACAAAGATTCCCCGAAGCGCACGCCCTTCTTTGCGCACAAGGCAACGCGCTCACGGATATGTCCCTGCACGGCAGGCGTGCGCAACAGCGCGTCCAATCCGCCACGAGACACGGGCACGAACCTCGTGCTCCGAGCATCCTTGTCACGCACAAGCGCCTTAGACAACTTGGAGCGTTTCTCAGCAGACGCAAACCCGACGACCTCGGAAAAACGCCGCGCCTCGCGCCCGAAAACGCCGACAATCCAGAACGCTCCGTACTTCGGTCGCCGCGTCATTTGCACGCACGAGACAATCCCGAGGTTCGCCAACATCGCTTGGACTTGCCGCACCAGGATTTCCGACTTTGAGGTGAGACTCACGGCCACATTCCGACAAGCGACCGACCCGTCTCCCTCGAACAATCCGCGCAAAAACTCCGTTTGGAACTCCTTGGGAGCAGCGCGAATCAGGCGCGGAACCCTTTTGTTGGCAGAGCCATCTCCACAGTCCAGCATGCCCATCCAATGGAAAAAGTCGCGGGAGGTGCAAGATAGGGTGGCGACTCGATTGCCCTTCGCTGTCTTTCCCAGATAGCGACGCAGGCGGCTTCCGACCAACACCCTCCAACACCTTTCCGCGTCGTCCACGGCCTCCCCTTCAAGCATCCCGATCGTAACAGCGTAGCCCGTACCGTGGTGGCTACGACTTCCTTCGGAAACATAGTAACCAAGCCACCGTGCGGCTTCGGGAGACAGCGCCGCAGGCAGCGAGACAGGCTTGGAGGAGGTGCGGGCAGGCAACAACACCTTCGGAAGACCGACTTCGCGCCCGAAGAGGGATGTTCCAATCTTCAAGGGGAGTTCGTCTTTGGGGTGCAAATCAGCAAGAGGCACAAAATCCATACGACCATCTCGAAAAACCAAGAAGCGATGAGCGGCGGTCGCCGTGAGTACGAAGCCAAGCTTCGTAGTCACCCGATACACGGGCTGCTCCCCGCCGTAGTAAACCTGTGTCACATCGCGCACGCCCTCTTTCGACGCCGCCGACAACTTGAACGGCGCGTCTTGGAACTCTCCTGGGCGTTCCCTCGGAACCAGCTCGTCCATCCGAAGCAGCCCCGCATCCGTGCAGACCAACGCATCCCCCGTCACGCACTTGGCCATGATCCGTTCCGCCAACCCCAACGCAGTCTGCGTCTCCCTGTGAATGTCGCGCCCCGCGAGGAACGCTTCGATCATCCTCTTGTCGCGGGCGATGATGGCCGCGATGCGGAGCTGGAGTTGCTCGTAGTCAACGAGCCAGAGATTGAACCCTGGCGGGGCGACGAACGCACGCCTGACGCCCGCATCCGCGCTGCGTGGCATCTGCTGGAGGTTTGGTTCTGACTGCGACGTCCGCCCCGTGTCCGCCCCGAGTTGTCGGATGCTCGGATGGATGCGGCCACCATCGCCCGACTCAGCAAACAGACGGAGCGACCCAAGAAACTCAAGGGACTTGGTGAGTTCCTTCCACCGCAGGACGCGAAGGGCAAGAGGATGCCCCGTCCGAGAGAGGGCCTTCTCGTGCGTGGCGACCTGCCTGCTCGGGCCTCCCTTCGAGAACGCGCCCGCGATCTCCTTCGGTATCGAGACGCCGCGCCGCGCACAGATGTCCTCGAGAACATCGCGTGCGCCACTGAACTCGCGCGATGCGTAGCTCTCGCGCTCAAACGCAGCGGCGACGCCCTTCGGAATCCCAGGGGAGGACAGCCACTTGGCGACCACGCCAAACAGCGCCTCCCACGCCTTCCCGCCGCCCGTCATCTCGGTAAGAGGGACTTTCTGCTCCACGAGATACTTGGCGAGATCCCGAGCCTTGGCAAGGTCGCAGGAGAACTCGGAGGCGATGGAGTCGGCCTCGGCCTTGAGCTTCGCCTCCTGCTCGCGCAGGAAGTCGTGACGCACGGCGCAGCCGCCCTCCTCCATCAGGTTCAACTCTGGCATTGCGGCGTACTCGAGGTGGGCCGTGGCTTGGAGCGCGGGGTCGTAGTCCTTCATCGACCGCTCCCGAACATCCGCGACCATCTCGCAGTCAGCCATCGCATACTCGGCGACGAGGTAGGGGTTGGCCTTGGCCATCGCACCGCGCACGCGGATGCTCGTCTTGTGCTCCTTGAACCAGGCGTCGAGGGCGGCCCTGTCCTCGGCGGCGAGACCGAACGCGGCCTTGGCGAAGGGCTTGAGCTCGAACGACTCGTACTTCCCCGCGTAGATGATCTGGCAGAGGAGCATCGCGCACCTCGTCCGCGACCAGTCCACCATCACCCCGTCCTTCGACAGCATGGCGGAGTCGAATCGAGCGTGCCACCAGATGTTCGGGACGGGCAGCGCAAGGACAGCGCGGATGATTTCGAGGGCCTCGGCCATGTCGGCGTTCTCGAACGGGTCATTCTCGTGAGATGAACCGAATAGGTCACCGTTGATGGCCTCAGGCTTCCACTCGTGGCGCAGCGGGACATAAATGGACTGCCGCCGCTCCCCCTTCCGCCAATGGGCGGAGAAGCCGACGATGCGGTCACCATCATGTGCGCGAAGTCCTGTTGTCTCGGTGTCGAGATAAAGCATCCCAGACTGCGCCGCCCCCTCGAGGAAGTCGGCGGCCTCCGCCATCGTGCGGACGATCCTGCGGTCGGCCTTCGCGGGGGCGATCACGCCCGCGCCTCAGCCCGAGCTTCCCGCACGGCATCGAGCGCCCCGCGCAATTTCCCGACATCCTTCAACTGGTCGACCTTCCTGCGAAACCCGTCGAGGCGCTCCCGCCACTCATCGTCGGACACCCCGACCAAGTCCCGCAGAATCGCACGACACGACCGCTTCGCGTGCGGCCCCCGAAGCGAGCAGAGATACGCACCATCCTCCGCACGCTGCCATACGGCAGCGCGGGATCCGTGCTTGCGGCAGGTTCCGACCTTCACGCCTTACTCCGCCGCCGCAGCCACGAACGACAGTCGCGGCACTTCGGGTCGGGGGCCGCATGGACGATGCACTCTCCACGCATCTCGAGTTGTATTCCCGCACGTGTGTGCATGCACGCGCCGAACACGGCATCGCAGGTTCCGCAGGAGCGGCCCTTCCTGGCGCACTCGGCGATGGCTTCCTTTTCCAAGTCCGACGGACGGAGCCGCGTCCAGCACGCCTTGCAGTAACCGCGCGACTTCTTGTTCGTCCACTTCGAGCAGACGATGCACCGCGTTCGCTTCCTGTGCGCAAATCCCTGGTAGTGCATCCGCAACTTGAGGTCGCGCTTCTCCTCCGCCGTGAGCGGGCGATCCTGCGGCGGGTTCGGCGCGGCGGCTGCGGAGGGGCGCTGCGCCATCGGGCCGATCATACACGGCGAATCCTCCTGCGCTTCCCTGAAGAGGGCGAACCGTTCTCGCCCTCGCGGCGCTCCACGCAGGAATCACATTTCCCGCACGCCTTCGTCCCCTTTGGATCTTGACACGACCAGCAAAGGTCGAGCGGAAACTTCCATTCCCGCAAGTTCTTCACGACATCCTTTTTCTCCCACCACTCAAGCGGCGTCTGCAACTCACCGCTGATCCCGTTCAGGGCGGCGAGGTTTCGGAACGCCCCGTAGAGCCACTCGCGCCGATGCCAGATGGGATCCCACTTGATGTACCCGAGGACGAGATTGTCCGTCGTTCGCATGTACGGCACCGCGAGCCCCACCCAAAAGGGATGAAGCACCGAAGGTTGTCCGCCGTTCGCGGCATCCTTCTGTTCCGTGGCGGACGGATCAAGGGGCAGAACCCCCCTGCCGACGACGCTGACCTCGGAGTGCCAGATGGGGTACCCCTGCTTCCGCATCCACGCGAGGATGCGCGCCCGCTGGCGGCGCTCGTTCGCGGAAGCACCGATCTGTTTGTGGGTAAACGAGATGGCAGCGACGGGCACACGCTTCGACGCGGAAACCGCCGCGTGAAGAAGGGCAGCGGTCGAGTCGAGACCGCCCGACCAACAGACAAGGGCCGACACTACTTGCAAACCCCGACGAAGATGCCGAACAACCAAAGGCACACCCAGAGCAATCGGTAGTGGATGCCGTCCAAGAGTTCGATGATGCGCTCGGCATTCTGGTCGTTCACAGGAGGTCTTGGCACCGCAGCAGGAACCTCGCTTTCGCTTCTTTGGGCGCCCACGGAGTCACCTTGCGGCGGAGCGGCTCCTCGGTCAGGCCCCAGTCGAGAGACGGGACATCCTTCAGCAGGTCGCGCCGCTCCGAGGCAAGCAGCGCCTCGTGGACGCGCACCAGCCGCCGAGGCTCGCGGATCAGCGGCGTGCCCAGCGCCTTCGAGATGGCCCGCAGCCACCGCGCCTCGAGCGGCTTGAACCACGGAATCTGAAGTTTGAACGGGCGCACGACATCGCCGACATACGCCTCCGCCGCGTCGTGGAGGAGAGCGTTGAGCATGTCCTCGCGGTGGCACTCGTAGCTCAGGAGAACGCTGTGTTGCGCCACAGAGTAGTGCCGACACACATGGCCACCGAAGCGACACACATGCGAGAGCGCGTGCGCGATGTCTTCAAGTTCCACGACGCGGCGGTCGGGCCGCGTCGGGTACACACGCCTCCCCGTAAAGGTCTGCATCCAAAGGTTGCTCGCCACAAGGTGCTTCATCGGGCACCAACGCCCGTCATAAACAGGTCGTCGCTCGCCCGCACGGTGTCCCCATCTTTCGTGATGATGTCGTTGCGGCGCAGGAAGCCCACATGGGCGCGGAACGCACCTCCCTCCTGGTAGTTCGTCGCCCGCTTCACCTCATCGAGGTGGACACCCTTGGGGTACGCGGCGACGATGACATCGAAGACATCCCGTGCGCGGTCGTCCAGCGCCTCGCGCCAAGCGTCGAGGGGGGCCGCAGAACGGTCGGGAACCCCGCCGACGGCGGCGACCCCCGCATCGGTGATCCGCAGGTCGCGGGCACCGCCCTCGATCATCCCCATCTTTCGGAGCTTGCCGTAGTTCCCGCGGAACGCCCCCCCGTCCGATGTGTACTTGGAGAGCGCGGCCACCTGCCCCTCAGTGAGGCGCGCGGGGTGTCGGTCGGCCATGGCGCGAAGGATGCGCAGCATCCCGTCGTTGACGCCCTCGGGCGGATGAACCTGATCGACGGACAGACCATTCGGCCCGACGCGGACGACCGATGACCGCTCGACCACCCCAAGCGACAGGGCCGCTACGGGTGCGGTCGGGCGCCACCGCAGCTTGGGCTGCGTCGCAGGAGTTTGCACGGCCGTGCGAAACCCCCTCTTGGCATCGTTGATGGCATTCGTCAGCGACCCGAGTTCGAGGACGACCACCTGCTGCGACTGCGCGAGAGCGTCCCGCTGCTTGTCGAGGTACTTGACGGAATCCTCCAACCGCTTGATGTGCGCCTCGAAGCTGGCAATCTGCGCGTCGGTGAGGATGGGTACCTCGACGATCTTCTCGACGGTCTTCTCCACTGCGGCGACGGGGGCCTTGTTCCGAAGCTCCCGCTCAAGTTCCGCGACGCGCTGGCGCAGGAGGCGAGGGTCTTCCTGCTTCGCCCGCTCGATGGTCGCGGCCATCCGCATCTGATACTTTTCGAGGTCGGGCTTCGCAGCCCCCGCTCGAAGGGGACGCTCGCCCGCCTCCGTCGGCGTGGCGGACGAGTCGAATGTCTCCCGCATACGGATACGCGCAGACCCCTCAAACCCAAGCCAGCCTGGAGACACCACCAGCGCGGCGCCCTTCGGGAGCGCGCGCAGCTTCTCGACCATCTCCTTCCACTGTGCCTTCTCGACATGTTCCCCGAACCAGTCGAGGATCGCGTCCACGGAGCGCGGGCCGACCGTGCGGAAAGCCACCATGCACTCAGCCAACTCAGAAACAGACTTGTTCATACGGGCGCTACGCTGCGTAATGAGGCAGACGCCGATCCCGACATTCCGCCCCTCCTCAACCATCCGCTCCACAGCGCCCACGCACCGAGCCACATCGGGATTGCCGTGCGGAATCATCTGCGGCGCGAACCGACCCGCCTCATCGATAACCTGCATCAGCGGACGCTTCCGCTCGCCCTGACGCTCGTAGAGGCGCGAGCAATAGTCGCCCACAAAACGGGTTCGCTCCCCCAGCGACCACATAGAACCGTTCGGCCTGCGGGAAATGTCCACGACGACATCTACATCTTCGTCCGCCACGAGGTCGGCCACAACCGCGCCGCCCGTGGGTTCGATGGGGATGTCTCCGTGCTTCCCCCCGAGGATCAGCACCTTCAATCCATCGCGCTTGCCGCTCTTGTCGTAGCGAAGGCCGTACCAGTTTCCGATCGGATCAAGCACGGCGAACCGCCTACCGCACTTGACGAGTTCCTCCACGAGAACACCACCGAAGTTGGTCTTACCCATACCCTTCCCGCCGTAGACAACGATGGTCTGCGTCACCGCGTCCAACGGCAACACGAGGTCGGGAGAGATGTGGAGCTTCACGACGCGGCAACCACCTTCGTCAGCGCCGCCTCTCCCTCGCCATCCACGGCCTGATAAGTTGCACGAAAAATCGCGTCCTTGACGGGATAACACTCCGCCGCGATCCCTTTCACGATCCAGTCCCCGAGGGACGCGATGTGTCCGCCCTCGAGGGTTGCGATGTGGAACGCCCTCGGGTTGGGCAACGGCGGCTCACCAGGGGCGCGCTGTGCGCGCTGCCCGATGAACGCCTCGATCTCCGCGAGGTTGGTGCCGTCGTACCGCACGGCGTCGATGGTGACAGGTAGCTTACGGAACTTGGCCATTCGTCCCCCTAGTTGATGCGGTTTCCCGAGATCGTCGGCGGCACCACTCCTGGCGGAAGCGGCGCACCCTCGGGACGGTGCCCGAGGGCGAGCAATTCGATGAGCAGGAGATCGACGGCATCGTACTTCATCCCCTCGACGCACTTCTGCCCCGCGCGCGTCAGGGAACACTCGGAGGCGTGCGCCTCAGATGCCAAGTGCAAAGACAGCCGCGCCGCGAAGAGGACAGCCCCGCGCGATGCCGATGTCCGCAGGCTCGTGTGTCCGCCCTTGGACACGGCAAAGACGATGAGACCCTCTTCTGCGGGTACATCTTCCTTCGACCCGTCTTGGTCGACGATGACGACCTTCTTCACCTTCGGGCCATCAGCGTCGCCCACGGAAGGATTCTTCTCTGTGGCCACGCTAATCCCCGATCACAACGGTCGTCCCGACGGGGACACGGTCGTACAGCCATTCGATGTCCTCGTTGAAGAGGCGCACACACCCGTCCGACACGCGAGTCCCAATCAAGAGGGGTTCGTTGGTGCCGTGGATGGAGATGCGGCGCCCAGCCCCGATGCGCGTGTCGAGGACGAGGATGCGCGTCCCATACTTCGAGTCGGCCTTCCGCCGCGTGAGATCCTCGCGCTCGACGACGCGGAAGGTGCCTCGCGGCGTGAGACTCCACGAAGCACGGCCCCGCCGACCGACCCCACACCACGCCGACCGCTGGCGGGGCCACGGCGTATTGCCGCCGTCGACCCAGTAGAGACGGAAGCCGCGCAAGGACACGGCCACCGCAGGGGCGCTGGCCACGACCGCTGTCTGCACGGCAGCGGGAGGCGTCGGGGGCGCAATAAACATCAAATAACCACACCCTCAGACAGCCGCGTTTCGAGTTTCGTCATCTGTACCTCCGAGCGCACCGTATCACGCGCACTTACACCTTGCAAGTATGTCGTAGGATTCACCGTGCAAGTGCGCGCGCCTACGACCGCTGCACACGCACACACACGCTCGGGGAGCGACGACCCCAAGTCGCGGACTCGACCTGCGCCGTGAATCTTCCGCGACTAAACCCCGGGGCCTCAAAGGTCGGAAGGTCGCGCCCGAACACCACGCGAGGACGCGACCCCGCAAACGGCGGCGGTGCCAAGTCTGGGATTCGGATACGCACAAACACGCTTGGGCGCCCCTTCGGCCAGCGGTACTGGCGCCGACGATGACGCACATACCCCCCGCCAAGATTGATCGGGTCTATCCACGCAAGGGCGTTGGTAACCGCGTCTCGCAGCTTCCAATCGACTTGGTTCTTCCACTCGCGCACGAACTCGTCCTTGACGCGCCCGATGTCGGCCCCTGGCACGGACTTCCGCCGCACGACCACCGCAGGCACAGCTAGCTACCCGTAGTCGTCGCTGCGGCGAGCCTGCAGAGAAATCGAATGCACGCACGGTCGGGCCCGCGGCGCTCGCTCCACGAAGCACGGATAGGAGACACCTCATACATATTGAAAAACCGCCGCCACCCGCCGGCCAAGGTGACGGTCGTGCGCGAACGGGACAGCATCGGCTTCTCGATGGATGCCCACACCAACACGGCTCCATCCCGCAGACGGTATCCGTGGCGCCAGCAGCGACGCTGCGCCACCTCTGCCGCATCCTTTGAGACGCGATCCACCTCGGCGTCAAGGCGCGCGCGCCACTCGGAAGTCACAGACTCTTGGGCGGCGCGCCACTTTCCCGCGTCCGCGACGGCAACCCTACGCACTTCCATAAACGGCACGCGCACCTCCGTGCGGCCAACCAGCACCCCACACCGAGGGCGGAGGGTTCCCATGGCTCCCCCGCCCCCGTTGGACGCACCCCCGTGGGGGCGCGACGGCGCCGTGTGGGAAAGCGTCGCAAAGACACACTAGCACGGTTGAGTAACCAAGTCAACCTGCACGATCAGGGCAGGCGCTTCTCTCCTGCGCGCCTCTCCGCCCGTATCTCCCACCGCTTCGCTTCGGCGGCGTCGTTGAAGGCGCGGATGTGCGCCACCTCGGTCGCCCACTTCGGATCCGCGACGGGCGGCAGCGCGTGATGCCTGTAAGCCTTGCGAGCATCCTCGATGTCTAGCAAGCGCGGGCCACACTCACGCTCCACCTCCCGTGCTGGCATCACGGCATCTTCGCCCAGAATGTCCTCCCGTCCAAGCCATCCACCAACAAAGTGCCGCACTTCGGACACGGTCGATCCCGCGCCCACCGCTTCGGAAAGATCAGCGTGCATCCAGCGCACCAGGTCGCCGCCGCCATCGCCGCGACGCTCTCGGCGGGGCTGCGCCGCACGAATGGCTCTCGCAGAATGACACGGAGGGCCTCGCGCTCCACAACTGCAACACCCACACTACGCCTCCAGCGTCCTGAGGCGGCGGCGGGCGCGGGCGTCGTCCCGCCTCTCCTGCAACCGCTGGAGGATTTTCTTGTGCGCCCGCACGGCAGGCAGCACGGACATGTCGATCCACAGGTCAAACCAGTCGTCCTCGTGCGCCCTCTCGCGGCAGAACCAGAACAGGTCGCCCGACACCGTGCGCTCCCGCTCGACCACGCGCGCGGGCATCACACACGCCCATCGGAGGCGCGGCGATCCGCGCGGGCGAGGATGTCCAGTATCGAATCCTCACAACACACACACCTGCCCGAACGGTGGTTATCCCTGTCCACCCTCCCGCACGCACGGCACCACTCCATATGCCTCACCACGATGATGGTGATGCCATCCGCCGCGCGCATTTCCACCTCCCGATCCACCTCACGCGCAGGCATCACGCCTCCCCGCCAAAGGAAAAATAGTATGCGTAGCAACGGGCACAAACGGAAGCCATCCTGC